CTTGCCTTCATTAATGGCATTCTGAACCATAGTCTCAATTCTGGCTTTTTTCTCGTCAGCCTCCTTCTTTTCGTATACGCTCAGTTTGGCGTTGACACTATCCAAATCCTTTTGCATGTTCTGGATGGTAGCCTCTTTACCTGCGATAACGGTCTTCGCATCTTCCAGATCCTTTTGGGTTGTGGTAAGCTTTGCTTCAACCGCTAACAGATCAGAGATACGAGCCATAACGTCTTTGACCTCGAAAGTGCCGGTCATGCCAAGCGAAGCCGCTACCGCTCCGATCTCGAATCCGATAGTTTTTCCTTCGTTCATAATATTTTCTGCTTTTTTGTTAAGAAATTGATTGTTGTCTTTTTGATTAAGATTAGAAGATTCGTTTTCGGATAGTTTATTTTCATCTATCTCCGAATTGATCTTGCACATCATATCCTGAATCATAGCAGCATTGTTCTCGATGCCGTTTATTCCATTTCTTACCTTGTCGCAAACCTGTTTGGATGTTTTAAGCACGCAATCGGCAGAAATGATTCCAGCCTTGACTGCCGCTTTTGCATCAAAGAACGTCCCGTCCTTATCCGCTTCTCCGTTCATAATCGCCTTGACGTGTTCTTTCGTGAGTCCGAAACGCTTGCGGTAGATGGTTTCGATCTGTCCGGTAAAAGCCTTTACCATATCCGACTGCTCTTCCCCGGCTCCCGGCATGAAGGGATTGTGAATCATAAGAATGGAATAATCCCTCATTAAAGACCTGTCACCTGCCGCCCAGATAACCGAACCCATGCTGGCGGCGATCCCCTCGATTATACATTCTGTCGGTATCTTGGAATTGGAAATGGTCGAGTAGGTGGTCATGCCATGCAAGACAGAACCTCCCTCGGAATTAATCAATATCCTGATAAGAGAAGGTCTGACGCAATTTTCCAGAAATTCAAATTCGGAATTGAATTGACTGGTGGTCTCTTCGGTTACTCTGCCGAAGAATTTGATAACAGCCACCTCGCCCTGTTTGGCTTCTCCAACAATGTTTTTTAAATTATTGATGTCCATAGTGTTTTAATACAAATAGATAAATGAAATAATATATGTTTTTCTTATTCCTGCACTTTGTCTGTCAGTGAGACATATTGTCCATCCGACCACATCAAAGCGTTCTCGTCCTCAGTCAATAAAGAATTGTATATCTGGTCTTCTTCGGGTTCCGGGTCGGAGCCATCAGTCATAACAATACCGGTCACTTCATTATATGTAGGGGATGTATGGTTATCGTGTTGGTTCTCGTTATGTTCCGGCGCATCATCGTGATTGGTAAACGGAGGCATAACGAGATACTTTTTCAGCCATTTTCGATATTTCCAAGCAGAATCCTCTCTGAACCACACTTCGTAATCGATCCAGTATGCCTGTAACATATTGGTTGTGGTAGGCATATCGTAATAGGTCAAATTACACCTTTCATTTAAGGCCGGTTCGGTGTCTTTGGCATCTTGAATAGCCATGTTTATCTTCTGAAAGACATAAAAAGGATAACATTCCTTGTCTTCATCCTGATTGTTCAAAGTATTTAGAATAAACCTGACACGCATGGTAGCCCGACCTTCCCCGATACGTTGTTGTTGTACCAGATACCGGACATTGGTAAAATGTATGAATACAGCCGGAAAAGCGATCTCCATTTCCAAATTTTCACTTCTGATAATCCTCTCGAACTGCCCGTTGTCAATTTTGACCGTTTTAAACAGAGACGGGCTTTTCGGATCTTCTTCATCCTCCTTGATTGTCAATATGATTTTTTTGACTGCCTTGTAAATTTCATCCAAAGGATTTTTTGGTACTGATTCCGGTATTGTGATTTCACCATTTTCAGAATCTTCCTTTGGCAACTTCTTTTGTGGTATCTTATCTTTTATCATGTAGGAAATCCTTTAAGCAATACATCTTTGATTAAATTATTGTTCACATAATCATCTATTTCCCGATTAAATCCGATAAACTGCCTTTGTACGGGTTTTCTGGAAGAATATTGGTTCACGGTGTATGGCGATATTCTGGGATCAGTGTTGTGTATGGCAGCATATCCGATACTTTTACGTCCGGTTCCCCGTTTGCCACGAATAACCTGTGATTTTTCATTTGTGTGGATTGTATAACTGGCAGATATTCTTTTAAACGGCAGTTTCCCGTCCGATCTTCTGGCAGAAGCATCTTTTCTGGATGTGCTGGATGCAAAATCGTTTCCTTCGACAATTGGAAAGGAATCTTTCAGCGTTCCGGTATCATTCAGGATAGGGTGCGTGAACCGTTTGCCCCACCGAGATTCCCTTGGTTTCCATGCCTTGCCATCAAAACTTTGTGTATCGAACGATTTTTTGAATACTCCTTTTGAATATTGCCCCACTTCGGTAGCGAAGTTTGCGACATTAAAATCCAGTCTGCTTGGAGATATTTTTTCCAGTTGATCGCACATTTCCTTTAAAGTAACCTTAGTCATTCTTCTGTATAAATTTAGATTTGATTTTTCCGGCTATTTCTTGTAATTGGAGAATCTTATTTGTCGGTATCTTAAAATAAGGATGTGCATCACTGAAGATTTTTCCACCGGCAGCCAAACTTTCAGTGAACACTGGATTAACTAACTTTTTATATTTTCCGATCTTTTTTTTGTCAAGAGAAGCCGTAACAAACGATTCACTGCTTGTTCCATCCGAAAGCAGATAGCATCGGCACGCATAGTCGATAGGGGGAATCAAATCTACCGGAAACTCGTTTTTCGGAAAAGATATGCCTTCCAATGCCAAATGTGAAGCCCGAACTCTTTCGTCCCCTTGTGTCATATAGGTAACGATCGAGTTGGAGGCAACGCCTATCCACCAGTATGCCATAGAAGCAGAATACAACACGTCTTCGTTTTCCACAGAAGCATACTGGAAATTGTATTTCTCACAAATCTCTTCGTATTCTTCCATATCCTCTATGTCCAATTCTTCCGGCAGTTCGTTTATCATCTGAAACTCTTCCGCAACCGCAAAATCAACCAGATTTTCGATTGCGGCTACCAAAATATCCCGTTCTTGCCTTTCTCTATCCGTAAGCGAGGAATTGAAATTCTTTAGCAAATCAAAAGCCTTATCGAAATCCATCCTGAGTCCGGTCAGTACACGATCAATCAGAAAAGAAGCCCTGAGAGCAACAATATCCTCAAACACTTCCCAAGCTTCGGCACTGTTTTCTGCCCGATAAACAAATTTCCTAAACTCTTCCAGAATCAATAGAAACTCTTCCTTTTCACGACTAATCGGTTCTTCTTTGGGTGCTTCGTAGCGTTCGGCAACCACATTCGGGAATGAAGCCGTGCCGCCTACTTCATTCCCCGGATAAAATTTGTGACTTTGGATGTTTGTCCTCTCGGATGTCCGTATCTGCGAAGATATTCTTCGTCCGACATGATGTGCCGGTCATTACTTCCATCTCCGATAGCACCGGATGTTCCGATTGCTCCGGTCATTACATTGAGTTGTTTTCCGACATTGATACCAAATTCTTTCTCGATCTCATCACCCGTAATCTCGTACTTATCCGTCAGAAGACCATACAGCTTGATACGGTCTTCATTGTTCATTTCGATACGATTTGAATATTTGAACACCAGACCGGATTTGATATATCCCATTATAACAAGACGGGGAACAATCTCTTCGTTCATTATATTTTCAATGTACCTGCGATACACTTCTATACGGTCACGAAATATGTCCTGATGCGCTTTAGTTGAACCGACATAAGACTGCATACCTCCGGCCATAGATTCCGATCCCAAAATCAGATTGGAAACCTCGCTATTTACCAGTTCTATCAATCCGGTATAGATTTTCTCCGAGTTCGACATTGTAAAAGCCTTGATGTCCATTTCATCTTCCAATCCGGTTACGATAACCTTGTTTTGCGCAGCATTGGCTATATCGTTAGCCAGACGTTTTCTGTCCGCATTGTTTTCCGACACAGTTTTCCCATGAATGATGGGCTGGCCGTATGTATGCGAGAAATTGACGTAGTTGGCCATTGTAAATTTCTTAGCCAGAATAAGAGGTGTGGTGGCGGAAAACAGACCGAGATCCCCGGATGAAATAAGCACATAATTGTTCTTGTAGACAGGAGATGTGACATCCCAGTTGGGGAGCCATATACCCTGTCTTCTTAGTACCACCTTCTGATCCGGCAGCACGTTTCTTCGCTCAACGATATTGATATGGCTGAGTTTTCCTGTAAGCGGATTTATATCAGGCAGAATCTCCAACAATGTATATCCGTACAGTTTGGATTCCACAATTCCCTTGATCATCTTGTCAAACTGGGAACCCTGTATCTTTTGTGTTTCTTCCACATCTTTGACATACTTGCCTTTTTCGTTAATCTTCGCAAGCATATAACGGTCGCCGAGAATCTGACTTTCCAGAGTCTCTATGACCGATCGTATATGTGCGTCCTGCTGCAAGCTTGCCTCATACAAGTCGATGAGCCGTGACCTGTCGTCCAAGATTGTCCCCAGTTCTACGTTTGAACGTGTGGATTTATATCTGTTGTTTCTCTCGATTTCCCAGACATATTCCTGTATCGTCTTTTTGCTTGTTCTGAAAATACTGTCAAGTAGCTGATTATTAAACGCTCCTTCTATATTTTTACTATCCATAAGTTATGTTTTAAAAAGAATAGGTGCGAAGCGGACAATCTGTTGTTTAGGGATATGTAAACCTGTATTATGGTGATAATGATTGTTATTGAAAATTATAACATATCGATTATCTTCTCTTTATATAAAGATATGTTGAATTTTTAGGTATATGATATTATTTGTTTATTGTGTCTTGTATATGTATTTATAAATAGCAATATATCAGATATATAAATAAAAATACAAAATAAAATATATGAAATATTATGATTGTATTATATAAAGACATATCTTTGCGGCGTAATTAAAAACCAAAACATATTTATTTAACCAATTAAAGTATACCGACTATGAATACAGGTATTGAATTTTACAGACTTCGCTTCGAGTATATGGGCGAGGACAGTGACGGAAAGTTAGCAACCAAGAAAGAAGACGATTTGGTCGTTGCGGTAAATTACACGGACGCAGAAGCTCTGGCGTTTGAAATGATGGAAGAGATGAAGCAATATAATGATTCCGTCAAATATGAGATCGTGAAGGCAAAAATCCCCGAACTACTCTTTACAGACACCTTCTCCACTGACAAGGAGTATAAGGAAAACTATGTGTTGTATTTCTTTTCAGAAGAAGAGGATGAAGCAGCCTTGTTTGCAGTGAGCGTCAAATACACGGAGATCAGCGATAACGGCAAGGAAAAATCCAAGAAAGAAAACATCTACGTTGCCGCTTCCTCTCCGAAAGAAGCCTACGATTTTGTCTCCAAGTATTTGACGAAAGTTGAAACCCGTGACTGGGCGATTCGTGATGTGAAGTTTGACAAGGCTTCTTCTGTCTTGGTAACTGAAGAAATGCACAAAAACAATTTGTTTAAATCCGAAAATGCCGGGCTATTATGAAAAGTAAAGTGATTGTGTGCAAGGAGATCAAGTATGCGGAATTTCCGGATCTTTTGACAGGCGCAGATCAAGAAGGGAATCGTTATGCGGATATGACGCATTTTTTGGAAAAGAAAGGCAAGACTGGGACAAACCATATAAGTTTGTTCCAGATGAACTTTCTTTCATGGATAAATGCAGCCGTTGCAGCTTACGATGTACCGAGAGAAGATATAATCATCAACGAGACCAATACCGGGCACGTGCTGATTATGGAACCTCTTGAACTTCTCCTGATTGCCTATGTCGATACGGATTTTGGAATGTACATGCTGGAAAGGATTGAAGAATTGTTTTCAAACGGTTTTGTCATTTCCGATTCAGCCATCTTATCCCAAGCACAAAATAGATTTAGTTCTGAACAATTACAAGATTTATTAAATGGAAAAAGAAAGTAATGGATTTTTAAAAGAACCAAAACAAGTATTAGTTTTCAATGCAGCACAAGTTCTGATAGCGATTACCCGGTCGGTCAGAAGTGCTTATGAATTAACCGGAGGAAATTTACAGGCTATCTCCTTCGCATGTACAGGCAGGTTTATTTCCACGGGTGGTTTTTACTTCAGGCACGTATCTCCCCATGTGGAAATAGAAATGAGTGATATAGGAAACCTGAAGCTGTCCGATTATGACCAGTTGTGCGGCGTAACCCGAAAATATCACTCAGTAAGAAAAATGGCTCATAATAGAGAAGCAAGAATAAATAAAATCAAAACCTTAAAGTAATGAAAGTAGAAATCGTAAACAAATCAAAACATGAGTTGCCAAAATATGCAACTGCAAGTTCAGCCGGAATGGACATCCGTGCAAATATTGAACAGCCGATAGTATTGAAGCCACTGGAACGTTGCCTTGTTCCTACGGGACTACATATTGCGCTTCCAGAAGGATATGTAGCTAAAATATGTCCTCGTAGCGGCTTGGCATTGAAAAAGGGAATAACCGTATGTAATGCGCCAGGGGTTGTGGATGCAGATTTTCGAGGTGAAATTGGCGTTATTTTGATTAACCTTTCGTCTGAGGATTTTACAATCAATGATGGAGAGCGTATCGCCCAGATGGTAATTGCTCACTATGAACAGGCAGAATGGGAACCGGTAGAAACGCTGGATGATACAGAGCGTGGAACTGGAGGTTTCGGGCATTCGGGGGTAAAGTAATGGTTTGTAGCGAAAGAGGGTGTCTGCCAGATGGACATCCCAATGTAAAACAGTGGTCTGTAGCGAAACATATTTATGATTCTTAACTAAAACAATATTTAAACTGATTTTACAGTATTGCAAAAGGAGTCGTGGTTTTACCGACTCCTTTTATAAATAGAACATAACAAATAATAACAAAATATAGAAGATGAATAATTTACGAACAAACGAACCTATAGAATTAATAAAGATAACAGAACAGAACGGCAAGCGTGCTGTAAATGCAAGAGATTTGCATTGTTTCTTAGAAAACAAACAAAAGTTCGCTGATTGGATTAAGAGTCGTATCGAAAAATACGATTTTATAGAAGGACAAGATTATCAGAAACTTTGTTTTGATTATAAAGGTAACTTGTTGAATATCAGACATCATAATTTTATGAACTCTGATAATCAATATATTAGCAAAATTGAATAT